CTAGATAGCGGAGCATATCACCCGCGCCTTTCCACAGATTCTTGATAGCTGCGTTGGCATGGCGATACACGTCGATGATGCGGCGCGCCTCGTCCAGCTCAATCTCTACACCAAACGTACGTAGTTGGTCTTGGAATCGCACACTGCCCATGCCGTAGCCAGCGCCGAGGATAACAGCCTTACCTACTGCGCGCTGGTGCTTGTCCACTGCGTCTTCCGCAATGCCGTAGATAGTGGCCGCCATCTTCTTGTAAACATCTTCTTTGTTGGCGAAGGCTTGAACCAGATCATGCTGCCCAGCGAACCATGCGAGTACTCGAGCCTCAATCTGCGATGAATCACAGTCAATGATCGTGTAGCCCTCCGGTGCGATGATGCTGCTCTTGAGCTGCTTGGCGTTCGGCCCACGGCTCGGCAGGTTCTGCATATTGATTTTGTCGTCTCCACCCCAGCGCCCAGTGTGCGCAGCATAATACTTCACGGGTACAGGCAGTAGGCCACGGTTGCAGATGTCTATGAATCGTTGCGTGCGTGTCTCTTCGAGCGTGCTCTTGTTACCTAGCCGTGCAGCTACTAGGCCTTGCACTCGCGCATCGGGGTGTTCTTCAAGCGCCTTGAATGCCTCGTCAGACTTAGCAAACGCGTAGGCTTCTTTGCCAGTAGTTGCGCTGATCTTCATCGGCGGCACGACACCCAGCTCGCGCAGTAGCTCGGCGAACTTGGGGTTACTCATCAGGTCTTTCTTGTCTACGCCGCTAGCTTCTAGCAGATCCTCTTTGGCTTGCTTCACACCAATCAGGTGGCTCTCGAGCGCACCCAAGTCTAGGTCGAGCATAGGCTCCACGAACATACGTAGCGTCAGGTCGATAATCTTCATCTCTTGCTTGGGGAACCCAGCTTGCATGAATATGTTACACAGTTGGTACGTCAGCTCTACGTCGTTGACACAGTAATCGCCGTAGCGATCCAGCTGCTCTTCCGAAAAGTCTTCGCGGCGCAGTCCCTTGGCGTTCACTACCTCAGTACCTTTGGCGCCGATGCCGTAGCGGTCGGTCAGGGCTTTCAAGCTGGCGCCTACCTCTACGCCGTGCAGTGCGCGTGCCATGCACAGGGTGTCAGCGTATACCTTGGGGCGAATGTCGAATATCCAGTTAAGTATGGCGCCGTCAAACTTAGTATTGTGTGCCAGCAGTATGGAGTTTTCCCAATCGAACTGCTGCAAGTATTCCTTGAGTTGTTCATGCGTGCCGCTTGCCCACCATGTGTCGCCGCCTCCAACCTTTACGCCCACACCGATCACTTGGAATTGTGGGCTGCGGATATACTCCTCAGTAGTTTGCTTGGTGAGTGAGAAGTCTTGAGCATAGTAGGTTTCAAAGTCTACCGTTATTATCTGCATGAGCTGTTCTCCTGTAGGGCTTCAAGCCCCTTTGTAGTTATGCGGTACTCTACGTAGTCGCTAGGGTTGCGAGTGTATTTGCCTGACTCGTTCATACGAATGTTGCGCTGTATTAACCCGCGCCTACGTAGCCTACTTGCCGCGTTGATAGATGTTTTTAATTGTGTCACTGAGTACCACACCTCGGGCTCCATACCCGCCAAGATGTCGGCCTCGCGCTTACTTAGACCTTTCATTACATCTCCTCTAAAGGCATGCCACTAACGCGTAGTATGCGATCAGCCAACAGTGAGGCCAGCCAGTGCGCCTCACTCAAACTCAAGTCGTCGCTGATGCGAGCTTCAAATACCCCATCACTGCTCCAGCCAGCAATGATCACGGACTGAAACGCGTCTTTAGATGACTCCAATACATCTTGGGGACTGCCCTTGCGTATCTTGGGACGGAAGTCTATTACGTCAGCCATGTCGGCCTCCTATTTACTTGTTATCGTGATCTTGTGTGTCTCGGCACAGGTCTTGCACAGTACAGCCCACTTGCCTAGGTTCTTCATCTGGTAGTTGCTAGGGTGTTTAATCTCCAACCCAGTGTCCGCGCTAGTTGCAGCGTGCGGCATGGTGCCTACAAAGAAGGTGTCGGCAGAGCATACGTCGCACTGGCGGTGTTTACTTTTGTTCATCGGGCTTTCCTTTGTTGGTGTTGAATTGTATGGGTGCGGTATCTTTCTGCTTCTCTTTGAAAATACGTTCCCAGTTGGACTCGAATGTAGCGCGGTCGGGTATTGGCCGCGCCTTGTCTCCTTTACCTGCCATGTTTACCTCACTATTGTTACGTCGCCTTCGGTCTCCATTACTACCCTAGCACCGCAGGATAATATGGGCTTGTCTGTAGCTGATTGCCTTACTGTTACTTCGCCAGATACGCGTACTTCCTTACAGTAGGTATTGGTCTTGCCGCGCTTGACGGTAATGACAGGTTCATCGGTGCCATTCTTCAAGTTGGCCTTGATCTTATGTTGATTCACGTGGATGTAAGTTTTCATATACAGTCCCTATCTGTGAGTGTGGTTGCCAAGCCGTTGTACCTATGCTGGTGCCAAGCCACTTCTGACTTTCGCCAGCGATGCACATGGCATCGTCATCGCCATCTACGTTTGGCGCATAGCGAGACACATCGAAACCCTTTCTTGGTGGCCTCGGTGTGCTGGTTCGCTTGGGCGGTCGGACTATACGCTCATCGCAGACGTACACCCTACCAGATTCATACATTACTTTTCCATCTCTACGCAGTCTTTCTCGGATAGTGTGAGCAGCTACGCCGTACTTATCGCTCAGCTTGCGCGCGCTTGTAAGCTCACCGCAAAAAAGTATGTCTTCTTTAGACATACTGGGTGAGTTATTGTCTACAGGGCACATATAAATCTCCTTCATATATGTTGCTGTTGTGTGTACACATTTATATGTACCAATAAATGTACAAAATGCACACTTTATGGCGCATAAAAGTGTCTTATGCGCCGCTTATGGAACACTGCTCAGAAATACCCGCCGTCGTCCATGTCAAAGTACTCGCCAGCTGTATCTTCGCAGCTATCCGGTGCGTTGTTCAGAGCGCGCGTATACCCTTTGAGGGTATATTCCTCAAGGTTGTTGTAGCCCCCAGCATTTAGCTTGTAGACAATGCGCAGAGTGTCGCCTCGCTTTAGCTCCCGTTGTTGCGCTTCAGTTAGCACAAGAGGCAGTACAAAATAGCCACTATCTGCCTTAGTTATTGGTAGCGTTGCGTCATGCGTGTCCATCTTATCCACCCGCCAACGTATAGAGACTGCCTTGCCAAGCATAGCCTCGGTGTAGTTGGTAAAGTCATACAGGGTTAACACAACCCGGTCTTCGCACTTCTCCGCCATTATCGCTCTATCAGCTTCATGGGTTCTCGCCAAGACGACAGCTAGGTTATTGTTGTTATTAACCCAACTATATTTGTTTGCATCATCCGCGTGAGATGCACCTGCTAGTAACAATACTGTAAGTAGTAATGTTTTCATTGGTCTTGCTCCTTTATTTGCTGCTCAAGTTCTTTGATTCGCATCTCTAAGTGCTCTATCTCGTATTCCAGCGAGTCAATCTTGCTGCTCGCCCATGCGTCTAGTTCATTCATCCCGTTTCTCCCTTGGTTTTAGCCGTGGGTCTGGCGCGTTGTCGATCATCTCGGACGTAGTAAATCTATGAGTACAGAATGGGCAGTGGTATCGCCGCCATCTGTAGCCATCACCTTGCCTAGTGTCTTTACACTTGGCTCGGCCTTCACATTCTGGGCAAATCATGTTCGATACTCCTGCTCTTTATATATGGCCAACGCACTACGCAATAAATACAGGTCGCCCATCGTGCGCCACTCGGTAGCCGCCGATATAAGCTCAGCCCACAGGCCAGCCATGTCATTGGCCTTGGTGTACTCGCTCGGCAGGGTATGCAAACGCAGTCGCATAATCCACGGGTGTGCTGCTACCCAGCGTACACAACGCTCGAAGCGATGCACCTTGTAGTAGTCGATCAAGAAGGTGACATACTGCTCGGCCTTCTCTAAATCCTCGCGCCCGTTCTTACCTTTGTGGCGTGTAACGTACTTGACTATGTTGCCTTGGCAATAGTCCAGCTTGTTAGCCAGTATATAAGTTATAGGCTGCACTGCCATGACAGCATAGTGCGTACCGCCAACTTGTTTGTGCGTGTCCATACTTACCCCCAGATAGTGATAGCGAGTACGCCCGCTACTATAATCGCCGTAGTCGCCACTATTGTTATAGAAGCTATAACAGTTTTGTCTACACCTTGTTTAACTTTGGGGGGGTTAAACGTACCAAGATCAATGGGGTCAATGGGCACACGATGTAGCTTGTGTAGCCGTGCAGCGACCGCAGGTTTGGTGCGCCGCAGTGTCTTAGCCATTTCGCGATGAGTTGAACCTTCCGCGTGCAGCTCAAGCAGCAGCGAATCTTCTACGTCTGTCCAGCGTTTTCTCGTTATCTTGCTCATGTCTATCTCCTAGATGTTCATCTTTAGTTGGTTGGGGTTGTGCGCATGCCCTCCGATGTACTCGAGCACGTCATCTATGTTGTCTTCGTTGACAACTAACGCGATACCACCAGCATCGCGAATCTCTTGCAGGTTCTTCTCTTGCAGTGGGGTGGGCTTGTTCTTGCCAGCCTTACACTCAATGCCAAAGAAGTTACCATTGTGGCAGCCAATAATATCTGGCACGCCGCTCTTACCATACCCACCTGTTACTGGGTAGAAGTAATACGCACGCATCGCCTTGAGGTGTTGCGTAACTTTCTTTTTTACTTTTGCTTCCGGTGTCATAGCCATCAGTTTTTCCTCGTATTGTTTGAAGCCAGTTCTTGTTTATCGGGTGCCTCCACCCAGTAAACCCATTCGCTTATGCGCCTGCCCACCCCAGCAATATCCTCAGTGGGTGGCTCGAATGATTCCATAGCCAGCACAGCTAGGCGCTCCCGTATCCAGTTGGGCAAGTGATCTACACTAAAGTAAATCTGATCCCTGCCCTCCCAACCAAAGCCGAGCCAGTACACCTTTATCTCAGGATACTTTGCCGGATACATCTCGACGCGGGCATACTCGCGCAGCTCAGGTGGCACGTGACTATCGTACATAGAACATGCCTTCACCTAAGTTCATACCTAGTTCGGGCAGTAACTCGCAGGGGTGTAGCATCTGTAGCGTGGCAAGTTTCTTGTGTAGTTCACTGGGCATATCTTTGAGCGGTATGCGTCTAACAGCATCTGCGTCAGAGCTATAGCGCCGCCTAGCATCGATAGTATTTCGTTCACATATATACTCATCACCTTCTATACTCACCAGACACGCCGACTCGTCAGCAAACAAACTGTCCGCGTACTCTCCAGCCTCTATCAATTTCAAGTACTCGTACAGGCCGTCGCGTACATCTTCTGGCAGCGCGTGAGGGTTATCCTTGAGATTTTTCAGCACCGCCTGTATGAGTGGGGACTTTACTATGGCGTCCCAGTTACTGTAAGAGCCATTGTTTAGTAGCCATGTCTCTTTACCACGAATAGAGGTTCCGGCTTCTTTTCTGTAGTGTGTCAAAGTACACGCGGTTTGCTGCCCAATTAGACGCACAATACAATTGTCCGGCATTGTCGGCAGCTTGGCTATCAGCTGCACAACCTTATCCTCTTTGCGCGTCCACTTAGTGTCCCCGCTATAGTCCTCCACATAAATTCTCTCTACTTCGTGGCGGTAGTTAAGCTGTAGCTGTACTCTCCCCACTATCCACTTACTGCCCTCGGCAACAAGATATCCCCGTGAAGGCGTAGCTTGCAGGTAAGTTAGCTCGGGCATACCCTTGGCCTTGCGCTTCACGTTGGCTCGCTCCACTAGCTTTGGCGGTATTTCATCAAGATCCCGACCAGTAGAGAGAAACTGTTTGGCCTCATCTCGGGCATACGCTGCCAGATGGACTTTTAGTTCAGTTGCATAATAGTTCATGGTGTCACCTCTTTTTAAGTTATAGGTTCCTATAACATTTCTGTTACAGGTTACTGCTCTTGATGTTTACATACTTACCGACAGTCGGGCGCGCACTGTTGTTGTCCAGCAGGCACCACAATACTGGCGCTGTCCACTGCCCCCAGCTACCGCCGAGATAGCCGTCAGTCAGCACGATGCACGCTTGTGGGCTGATGCCGTGCTCTGCCATGTAACGGGGCACGCACTCTACATCAGTGCCGCCACCACCCGCAGGCTTAGTAGACTGGGCGAGCGTGGCCATGTCGTCAGTCTCGTATGTCTCGTCACGGCACACGGCGGTATCCCAGTACAGTAGCCGAACGCGCG